TTTAATACTCATAATGTTTATTTTATGATACAAAAGTCACCTATGAGTAACATTACAACGAATATTTCAAACCATTTCTTTTGTTTTATCTAACAAGTAATCTTCATCAATTCCGTAAAGTTTAAAGAAACCTTTGCGTCCAAGTCCATGTATTCCGGAATTTCCTCGATGATGCTCTGGACATAATGGGATGACTTCTGCAAGTTCTCTCTTTCCACCAAGTCTTCTAATATGATGGATTTCACTAGGTGTCTCGCCATGTCCAAGGTGTCTACAGAGGCTGCATCCCAGTCGTGCAATTTTGTCAAAGTATTTTCTTTCATCTTTAGTCATCTTAAAGTCTTATCTGTTGATCTATTACTGGCTTCCTGACTACGCCACACCTCAATCGTTAGTTTAGCAAGTTCAATCTTTAGTTTAAGCTCTGTATAAGTCTTTTTAGCTTTAGCATGAGAGTTACACCAGTCTTTATATTCTTTTGAGCTATATGCTTCCATTTCTTTACCACTAATTGATGTTTGACTGCTATATTCCATTGCTATGGCTTTAATGGCTGATTTCCAAGACTCTGATGCAGTTAATTCTTGATCAGCTTTAGCAAACTTTTCTACATTGTCTGCAATAAACTGTAAGTGTTCATGTGGATTAATCATTTGTTTTCTTTAATTTATGTTGAAGAATCATCTCATTCTTTAAATACTCAACTGCACCAACTCCTCTTTGTTTCTCAATTAAATCTAATTCTTTTCTTCTTACTTTTAAAGGTAATGTAAGCATATGCCTGGCTTCACATTCAAGTCTATGTTGTTCTGAATATGTATCTATCATAATTTACTCATAGTTCTGCCATAAGTGGTAAGCCTTTACCAACTACAGCGATATTAAAAGAAATATTAATACTACTGCTACCGAAGTTAATGTTCAATCGTAAGTATAGTGGCTACCACTTGTGTCTATACAAACTTGTGCTATACCCATTTAAGTTAGCGAGGCATCATTAAGTGTGAAACTAGCCTATGTTTTCTTCCAAGCAATCCATTTAGATTCTCTGCTATCGTGTGGAGTACGACCAGACGAAAAAAAACTCTCGGCTGGATTTGGTGTGGAAATTCTACATAACAAGATAACAGAAAAGTTTATGTAAAAAGACCAAACCCATGCGAGAGTTCTTTACTGTTATCTGTATCAAGTTTCCACGCTTGATAGAATAATTATACAATTAAATTGATTTCTTCTCCACAAGTTCTGGCCACATTATGAAGTAGCTTTCAGGGAATAAATCTTTTCTTGTAATCAGACCACAGCTCTCTTGTTCTAATGTCGCACCTAAATACATCATTTGTAAAGATGGTATGCCTCGATGCATCCATAAAGACACCGCACTAGGACTTACTTTACATAGCCTGGACACTCTACTTGTACCGCCTAACATTTCAATAATTTGTTTATCTGAATATTTCATGTTTTTCCTTATATTTATTAATTTATTTTACATTAGTTATTGCACTAAACTAAATTAATGGTTATAATTTAACTATTGTTTAACTAATAGGGGAGAAAAAACAATGTTTGATAATTTTGATATGGAAGCAGATATACAAGAGCAAAGACAGTTCTTTGAAGAAAAGCAAGTAAGAATGGTTGAAGCCTTGACTAACATGGAAAAAGGTATTGCGTCTTTAGAAGATAAACAACTCATTTGGTCTGAGTGTGGTTTAAGTCGTTCATTGTTCATGGGCATTAGGAGTGTCAAATGAAAGTTTATAAAAAATTAATTGACGCAAGAAACTTACTTCAGGCTACTGAATTATCTAAGTCTGGTTTCAACAAGTTTGCTGGTTACAAATATTTTGATCTTGGGGACTTTTTACCTTCAATTCAAGCAATCTTTAAGGATGTTGGATTAGTTGATGTAATTTCATTTACTCCTGAAATGGCAATAATGACAATCTTTGATGTTGAAGATGGTAGTTGTATTGTATTCACTAGCCCAATGGGATCAGCTACTCTTAAAGGTTGCCATGAAGTTCAGAACATTGGTGCAGTAGAAACTTATCAACGCAGATACCTTTACACAACTGCAATGGCAATCGTTGAAAGTGACGCTTTAGATGCAACAACTGCCAAAGAAGAACCAAAGCCTAAAGATTTAAATGGTGCAATGCCTCAGCCAGTCGCGATTACAGCACAGCAAATAGGTTCTATAAACGCTCTAATTGAACAAACACAGTCAGATGAGTCTAAGTTATGTGCTTACTTTAAAAAGCCCTCAATTGCCCTGTTAGATCGCACACAAGCCAATCAAGCAATTGAAATGTTACAGAAAAAACTAGGAGAAATAAATGTCAATTAATAAAGCAATCATTTTAGGGTTTGTAGGTAAAGAACCAGAGACTAGACTTTTTGCAAGTGGTGATCCAGTTACTAACTTTAGTATTGCTACAACTGAAAGATATAAAGACAAATCCGGTGAAATGAAAGAAATTACGACCTGGCACAATATTGCAGCGTTTGGCAAGTTGTCCGAGATTTGTAGTCAAATTGTCCACAAAGGTAGTCAAGTTTATATCGAAGGAAAGATCACCACAAGGAAGTGGACAGATAAGTCTGGAGTGGATCGTTACATGATTGAAGTTAAATGTGATGTTGTTCAAGTGTTAAATAAGGTTGAAGGCAGTAAAGAGGTAGAAGCACCAGTAATAAGCACTCACGCAAGTGATATGTTAAATAGTATGGATGACGAAGTACCATTTTGAGGTAATTATGGATAATATGATTCGTGAATATGTTGCAAATAACTCTGAATCATTTACTCTGCCTGTCGGAGTAGATGAGGAGAAAAAGATTTATCAATTTGATGAAATTGCGTTAATTCGTTTTGTTAATCAAGTGATGAATCGAACTCAAGAGTTATCTGTATATTCTTAAATAACTTAAAGTCAGCGAATCATGTTTTGGCATGATAAGAGTAGTATTCACAATTTTTTTTAGGGGAAAAAAATGTTAGTAAAAAATGAATCAAATAGTCAACATTGGTATGACTTAAATGGCAAACCAGCTTATACAATTATCGGTAAAAATGGTAAAGAAAGAGCAACTACTGTTCGTGATGCAAGAGAACATGGATATTTACCTTCTGTAACTACAATTATTGGCCTGTTAGATAAACCAGCTCTCACTCGTTGGAAGATGGAACAAATGTTATTAGCTAGTCTGACATTGCCAAGATTAGAAAACGAGCCAGAGGTTGATTATATTAATCGTGTAGTGGAAGATTCACGATCCACAGGAAAAGATGCGATGAATCGTGGCACACAGATGCACGATCAGCTTGAATTGTTTTTTTCAGGTGTTTATATGATTGAATACCCACAATTTGTATTAAGAACAGAAAAGGTTATTACAGAATTCTTTGGACAACAAGAATGGGTATCTGAAGAATCGTTTGCTCATAATGGATTTGCTGGTAAATGTGATTTACACTCTCAAAACATTGTGGTAGATTTTAAGACTAAGACAGATAGCCTGGACAAAGCCACAGTTTATCCAGAACATATGATGCAATTGGCAGCGTATCGAGAAGGTTTTGGTATGCCAAATGCTCGATGTGCCATTGTCTTTGTAAATGATACAGAAACCAAAGTTTGCGAAGTAGAAGAAGCTGATTTACAAAAGTCTTATAAAAAATTTACCTTGTTAAAAGAATTTTTTTATTTAGATAAAGGTCTATAAATCTAGGTCTGGTGTCGTGAGTATTCCCCTAAATGCTCCTTCACAACGATGCCAGACCACCCTAAAATTATTTTTAACTATTTTACATTGTGGAATGATAACTATTGATTTAACTATTTACATAAGTTAATATTTAGTCATGCAGTAACTTTTATTAATTAATTAGGGGTAATTATGAAATATCAAAAACAGCCAGATTTGTTTTACATCAAAAAAGCAATTGATGAACATGATGATGAAAACGATGAATACAAACACGATCAAGTTGTAAAAATCACAGTCGCTTATTATATCGGGAATTCAACGTCACCTGGTGATTGTTGGATTGCATCTTATTTAAATAAAGATAAAGGATGTATTTTTGATGATTGTTACCAAACTTTAGAAGAATTTTATAAATGGAATGATTGTTTTTCTAAAGATATTTTCAAAATTGATTTTGAAGAATCCATAGCATGAAAATTATATTAGAAGCCATTATTGGTGCAATCGTAGTCTTTGGCCCAGCTCTTACTATCTGGGTTTTACAAGACCCAACATATCAAGTTGATTGCAGAAATGCGACATATCCAATTGCAGTAGATTTATCAAAACTTACTATTGAAAGGTGTAAAAAATGAATCAATACGAAATTATTGTCAAAGCATCCAAGAAACGCTTTATTAGCCCACTAGACTGTTTAAAACTTGGTGGGGGTATGAAGTTATCAACTCGTATCGGAGAGCTTAAACAGAAGGGTTATGTGTTCTTGGATAAGTGGAACAAAGATAAGAGTTTTAAATTATATAAATGTATTTCAGAGCCACAGAGGAAAAATTAAATGTCACGACCTAGAAAAAACACAATTGAAATCGGGCAAGAAGTGAATCCAGTAACAATACCAGACTTAAGCATTCAAGAGGTAGAAACCATTTGGCGTAAATGTTGCCCAATGCCGGGCTTTAGCCAATTAGATATTCACCAATTCAGTAAAGAAATTATTTTAAAACTAAGGGAGAAATTAAATGATGTCAGTAATGCTTAAAGTAGTTCAAAAAGATCATTTGGGCTGGTGTATAGAGTTTTGTCCAGAGTTTGATACCTTATCATCACAACAAAAATTAGACCTGATCCAAGATGCCCTTCACGATTTGAATGTCAAATATAAGGATGTCAATGAAAATTATTAACAAAATGAATTTAGAACCAGTTGCCACTTTTCCTGAGATTGCTGAAGTTCTTGGGGAAAGAGAAGGGACTGTTTTTGAATGTTACAAAAGAGCCTTAGTTAAATTGCAAGTGGAACTAAGAAGAAAAGGTTACAAAATGGAAGATTTTTTTGGAGAAAAAGATGAAACATAAACATAGTGAAGTTTTACACGCATTTGTTGATGGGGTTGAATGTGAATTTGAGGGTCAAATTAATGAATGGCATTCAAT